GCTCTTTGCACAGCTGCAGCACAAAGGACGTCTTGCCGTTGCCGCTCTTGCCCCATACAAACCATACACCACCTCGCTCTGGCTGTCCAAAGGCTTCTTTCCAATCGCCTTCAAAGTCGTACACCTTTCTGTTTATACGTAACAAATCTGTCATTGATAGTGCCTTTTTCAACATTTCAAATACTATTTAATCAGTGTTTAAACACTCTTCGTTTACTTCATTCGCTTTTGCTTGTGCACAGCTTTTTTCACCCTGCGCAGGTCGAAGTCGTACTGCTCGGCATCTTTCATTACCGCCGATGTCTGCTTTTCGTTCAAGCCGTTGCCTGCACAGATGGCGTAAACATCGTTGGGCGATGTGCGCTCCACTTCAAAGAACTTGCGCCCCATGCGGCTGTGTATTTCGTTGTAGCCACACTTGTTATATCGCAAGCCCATTTGCATGCGCCGCTTAATGTAGCTTGTTGAAAAGAACACAATGCCGCACTTATCTTCCAGCCTATTGTATAGGTCTATGAAGTAGTGGAATACTCGCTCCGTCAGTTTGTCTGCTTCGTCGAATATCAGCAACGGCTCTTCCATCTGCACAAGGCTGTCGATAATGCGATCGAGCAGCTCCCTGATGCTGTAGCCGTCGGTTCTTAAGCCTACCTTGCGGGCAATTTCACGCACAAAGTCGCTCTTGCGCATATCTTCGCTGCAAAGCACGTAAAAGGCTTCGCGCTGTTCGTCGGCAAAAAGGCGTGCCGTGGTTGTCTTACCGCACCCGGCATCGCCTACCACCCACGTTACGTTTTTCCACTGCTTTGCATCATTCAGGGCAAACACCATTTCCTTATATGCCGTTGTTTCCACTATTTGCCAGCCGTCGCCCTGCTTGTGGCTTATTTGCGATGCTACATTTTTCCACATTTCGTCGGCGATATTTGCCCAGTTGCCTTTCAGCATTTGGCTCAGCGTTGCTGCACTGATTCCCACAAGACTTTGCGCTGCTTTGTTTTGACTGCCATACTTGGCTACGTATGCTTTTAAACTCTCTACTATCTGTTGTTTTTCGCTTGTTCTCATTGTTGTTGTTTAAGTTGTTTATAATTTATCCGCTGTCTTCCTTTCGTCATACTGCACCTCTGCCCAATCCATATTGGATAGCTTCTTCGTGTGCTGCCCCAGTTCCACCACTTCCGCCTGGCTGTCGCTTTCCAGCCTGCCAACACGGTCTATTGCCTGTTGCTGCTGCTCTGCGGTCAAACCCTTGGGCTTTGGATAATACAGCCCGTTCTGTTCGGGATCTGTGCCATGCCGCTTGGCTATCGTTCTGCCCGCTACCACACGTTCTATTCTGTCTTGCTTGCCACGCTCAATATCGGCATGTATGCGTGCCTTTTCTTCTGCGCTTTGGTCTTGCATTGCACGGTGTATCTGCATATACGGCTTTGCAACGGTGCAGAAATGCAGTTTTTTGGCACGGTCGATAGAATAAAGGTTTACCGTCGTCATATCCATTGGGTCGTATTGCACGTAGAACTTCTCCCACGTGTGCAGCCTTCGCCATTCCCTGTCGGGTATCGCTTCGCCGTTCTCATCAGTAGTGAATACCTCCCAGTGGTAGTGCTTTTTGTCGATGGTCATCTTTATGCCGCTGTCGGTGAACGTTACGGGCTTTTCACTCATTATCCAAAACATATCCTGCATTTCGTACTTGCCAACGGCAGGTGTGTCTTCGTTCACGCTGCCCTCGTAAAGTGCCATGCGGCTGCTGTCGTGCTTTGGGTGCTTTGCTTCGTTCCATTCCTTGCGGCACTGGGCGTACAGCTCGCACAATTCCTGATATGTCGGCAATTTGTCGCGGTTGGCAGCCACCATTTCCATGTTGGGGCGGCTTGTTTCCTTTTTCGCCGTAACATTCTGCCCAGTGAAGTTGAAGTAGCGTGCCAACACTTGTTGTTGGAAGCGACCGAAGATGCTTTCAATCGTCTTCGATGCGCCATTGTGAGGCATCGTGGGGCGGTGTATGTGGCAAAGCCTGTCCAAGAAACCCTGTGCCTTTTCGCCGTCCCCCGCAGGCTTCTTGCCCTGTCGGTTCAGCTTGTTGTGTCCGCCTTGGTTGTCGTGCACTATCTCATAAGGCTTGTGCCCGCTGCGCTGTATTGCCATGCGGAAAGCGCCGTACTGCGCCTCGAAGTTCTCGCTTTCGCTGATGTGGTAGCCAAGCAGCACTTCGCTGAAGCCATCTACCACCTCGTACACGTTTATCGTCTTCACCGTCTTTCCGTCCCGATAATACAGGTTAAGCTTCGTGCCGTCGCCATACCAAAGACTGTCGCGGCGTTCGGGCAATATCGTGCTTTGCTTGCGTCCGAAGCGCTGGCGGGCAACCTGTTCGCCGTGCACGGCATCACACCACAACTGTTCAATCTTTGGGCTGTACAGCCACGCTTGCATGGAACGCACGCTCTTAAGCTGCTTCCACCCGCGGAACACCGCTATTTCGTTGTACTTTGCAAATAGCTGCTCATCGTTATATCGTGGTGTATGGCTGCGCTTCAATGCTACCAACACGTCGCGTCCTTCGGCTGTTATCTTTATGGTGTTTACATTGCCGAGCTTCTTGCTGACGACGCTTTCGTAGCCGTCCTTCTGAAAGGCGCATATTCTTGCTTTCAGGCGGCTAAGGCTGGCAGGCAGCGTGTGGTGGTAGCGTTCGCGCAGCTCTTCGCTGTTCTGCAACACCATCTCCCACACGTCGGTAGCCCTTGCATTGAGGCTTGCCATCATTGCCTTGCGCTCCATTTTCATGCGCAGCAGCTCGCCCAGTACACTGGCGTTGGTGGTGTATTCGGCTATCAATTCTTTGTCGAGCGTTGTGTACTCGCCATTCTTGAAGTATTCATATTCTTCAAAGAAAGTGCGTGCGCTTTCGTCGTACTTCACCGTCTTGCGCATTTCCCTTTCACGCAGCACTTCTTCAGGGTTGCCGTACTTCTCCATAAATCTTTCCCTATACTTTTTCGGCATGGAATCAAAGCTGTACAGTGCGCATCTACCCTCGCCACCGCCACGGCATACACAGAAGATGTTCTTTCTGCCTACATTGGTATTCAGCGTACCCTCCTTCATTACAGGGTCGCTTCCACCTATCAGCTCTTCGCGAGTTACGCACAGCATTTTGTTGTAATATTCCATACTCGTTGTTTTTTACAACTTCTTTAAATTCTCAAAATCGGCAGCGTTAAATTCTATAACATGCCTACGTTGTGCCTTGCGACGGCGGAAAGCATTCAGTACACCTTTAAAAAAGTGATACGCCTTTTTTAGCCAGCCATCGGACCGGTTATTTACCGTTATCGCCATGCTGTCGGGCGTTTCTACCACTGTTACAGCGGAAGCATCTGCCACCTCCAAAACAATTTTTATTTGTTTTTCTATTGTTATCTTCATTTTTTGTCCTCCTTATAAGCTGGCAGCGAAGCACTGCGCGTTAGTTAATTCTTCAATTGTGTTGATGTGAATATCACGGCAAAGCTCGCCTTTCTTGTTAAATACCTTAACGTTGCCGGTAGTCCACACCATAACGAGTTTTGCGCCATTCTCAAAAGGTTGTATCATCTCGCCAGCTGCTGTGTTGTGTATCGTCTCGAATGCCGGTAGCTCGTTCATAAGTACCCCGCCACGGTGCAAAGCCAACTTTCTAATGCGCTTTGCCAAGTCGCTATTACCACGCTTCTTGTCGAAACCCAATGCATGGTTCACCATAACAAGCGAAACGTCGAACGCCTGCATTATCCACTCTTTCTCCTTCGTTGAAATTTTAATGTACTTCTTCATATCTTTTTATAGTTTTTTATTTGTAACTTTACAGCCGTTTTACCAATAACATATAATAAAATGTATCAACTTAAAGCAACAATTACAATTTACCCTTCTTCTCGAGATATTTACGATAATACGTATTGCTTAGACAATATGGCGCACCAAACTTTAGATGACATACTGAACAGCCTAAATCTTTCCTACGACTACCATCACAGTTTGCGCACTCCGGGCGAAACACCTCTTCTAAAGACGGAAGCGCACCACGTCCTTCGTGTCCGCATTGAGTCGAAAGAGGTTCTAATGAAGCATGTAGTCCATCTGACTCAAATTCTACAATCAATCTGCCTGCTGTACGACGATCCAAACGATGCACGATTTCACTTCCACCTGCACGAAGAATAACTGTTACCTCCTCGGGGCTTTCTTTTTTTCCTTTTTCCATATTACATATTTTTTATAGTTAAATTTCTTATTTGTA